AGCCCCAGGGGTCCAAAAAGCCCCAGGGGTCCAAAAAGCCTCTCCGGTTTCAGCGGATAGGACGGGCAAAAGGGGCACAAAAGACAAGAACTCTAGGCAAGTGAGCCCAATAACAAGAGGCACTAAAGGCGCTGCGCCAGCACCTCAGCAAGCCCAAGCCGGGGTAAGATTTCCCTATCCGCGCTTCAGTAGATCCGGTCGCCCTATAATACAGCCCGATCCAACGTTCGACCCTTCAAATCCGTTTACGCACTCAATGAAAAGAAGAAAAAGAAAAGGTTAAAAATTGATACTTAGAATGCAATACCCACCCGTAACATGCAAGCGTGTCTAAACGATGACTGTCACCATATGAAGATATTATTCAAGGACTATCCCGTTTTGTGGCCGCTTGCCATTATAGTCCTGATACTCACTATTGTCTTTACTGTTATCGGGTTATACTGCCTAGACACATGGGCATGCCCCTCCGCAATTGGACCCGTATTCTCCGCAATCGGAATAAGCCTATTATTATTCATTGTATGCTTTATTATCCTGCCATGCTTGATACGTGCCACACTTAATTGCTGCTTTCCTCATACAGATGAAAGCAATAATTACGTATCCAATCCAATCTCGAGCGTGCCTGTTCAATCTCGCAGTAGATCAAGAAGCCCGGGTAACCTTGTCTGATTGTCTGATTGTCTGATAAGCAGAGACAGCCATTGGTGGCTCTGCTTATAATTTTTCAAGGTCATATTATAGTTGGCATTATGCCGGATAATAGTGATTTGTTACGGTATTTATACGCGAGGGAAGCCAACCAGGTTCGCACCCACACCGAAGCCCGCACCCTGGCGCGCCGTGAGGCCAATCGTCGGGGAGAAGGTGTCAAGCAGGGCGAACGTGGCGAACGCGGCAACGCCAATTGTCATGAGTTCACCGAAGTTGGGCTTCTTGGGATTAAGCACGAGCAGGGCCACAAAAGCCACCACCAGGCCCTCAATCAGATACTTTAATACAGACGTCAGAAGATCACCCAGGGAGTAGTCCATCTTTTCCTTATACTTCAAGTCAAGATTTTTTAATTGCGTTAATTGCTCACTTTAAGAATTCACATTTATAGCAGTTATATTGAATGAATTCTTCTAATCAAGGTCAGGCCAAGGAGGATTTTCTAGAAGAGGACCCCGAGATTCGTAGTCAGAAGTTTGTGCTTCTTTCGTTTCTCAGTCCAGAAAACGTTCTAGAGAATAAGAATCACTTCTTCTTTGAGGAGTTCCTAAAACAATACGAGGTCGACTACAAGGTCAAGAATCTAGAGGGATTTCTTGTATCTGTTGCACGTAATATCAATGATGCTCTGACAAAGGAAGCCGATCGCCTGGATGAGGTCGGACCTGATCTCAGCGGCGCGGCGGCCCACTGCCGTAAGTCTCGTTTGAATATGGGGACTATCCTCGAGACATACCACCAGTTTGTCAAGAGCAACGATGCCGCTCTCAAGAAGACCACGATAAAGGAGGCCTACGATGACTTCATGTTTAAGAATCAGGTCAAGTTGGAGGAGACGTTCTTTGAGAAGAATGAGTTCCGGACATCTATTCGCGGGCTCAAGGTCCGGGGAGTTACCGCGACTCACGGGGAGGCGGTGGCGCTTTCCAAGAAACTCCAGCGTTCCGATACGCTTCATAATATATTCCTGGGCGAGGTGGGTAAGTGGCTCCCTTGGGACCCTAAGCCGCACCAGGTCCAGGACCAGGAATATGCTGAGGACCAGTTGAATTCGCTGATGAAGAACTACAAGAATAACGAGGAGAGCCGGGAGAAGTTCGTGGCGGAGCAGCGGAGCCAGATGATGCAGGGGGGCAAGCGGGTGACAGTGCCGGATGGGTCTGAGGCTATGCCACAGGCTGCTAACGCTATGCCACAGGCTGCTAACGCTATGCCACAGGCTGCTAACGCTATGCCGGGGGCATCAAGTTCCGAACCTTCCAAGGATGTCGGGGTGTCATCGGAGGGTTGGGGGTCAATGTTTGAAGGGTCCGCGGACCTGGTCATGCAGCGGAAGATGGCCAAGCAGGGCACTAAGGCAGATACAGAAACAAGAACAGGCGCAAGCACAGCAGTCCCTACAAACACCGTCGTGCCGTAATTTATAAAAGATTGCCAATCATGTTATAGGCCTCACCCTGATCCGGTGCGGCGATAGGGATACAGTTATCACCCTGGCAGAATGTGCCCTCCGGGCACGGTGACTCGCGTCTGGGGCAAGGGGCATTGATGCCATTGCATTCCTTGGCGCTGCAAGACGACATGTCACTAGCAACATTCACAGGCGACATAAATCCCTCGCTGCAAAACCCATCATTGCATGACTGGCCACTCGGACATACATTGTTGGCGAGACAGGGGAGCCTCGCAGCCGCACCCTTCCATGGACCAAAGTTGCGTCTTACAGATGGCTGGTTCCACTTCATATAAACGAATAATACAACAGTAACTAACAAAACGAGGCCCACGCCACTTGTAAGATTGAGTGCCATTCCTTCTGATGATGTCTAAGAAAATCACGGATAGACGGGTAGTTCATTATCTAGCAGGGGCGGGGCCTGCGGGGCTCGGCAAAATCCATTCATACATGCGAGACCAGTCGAGCACTCTGGAAGATCGACACCGCATCTTACGCCGGGCTGGCCTGCTGGGGGTTGGCCGAACATGAAGCCCTCCTTGAAAAACGCGGCCTGGCCAAGGAGCAAGGCGCATGTTCCTACGAGAAGAAGCAGCCATGTTATGTTAGATATAGTGAACATTCTACAATATATCGCTGAAATTAGATGCGATAAGACAATCAACTGCATCGAATCTGCAATTGATTGTCTTATTTGGTTATTAGACCGCTGGGCATTTGTCCCGCTTGCGGGAGGCACTTTGCGGGGCGTTGCCCCGCAATTTGTGCCTTCAAATGACTCAGCGGCCGGCGGCCAACGGGCATTTAAAATGCCCGTTGGTCTAAGCGAAGACTGTGTGGCACTAGCCTTCTTTGTCCCACGAATACGCGACCGTGACTTTGACTTCCTTACCATTCCGTTCTAATAATCACTGAGATTTCCGAACCTTGATCTCAGGTCCCTTGAGTCGCATTCCAGCCGAGGGGTCATATTTGTTCACTTCCGCCTCATCTGAATCTCTGTAATGGGTCGCGCTATGCCCCCAGAATTCCGGCAATCCAATTCGGAAATCACCATGAATCTCAGCCTTATACCAAAAAATAATGTCCTCCAACTTATTACTCTGTGTATTGTTGCTCACAACAAGACACTCGTAATTCTGTGTGCACTGGTCCATAACCTGGCAGAAGAACTCAAAGGAGGGGAACGCTGAACCGTAGTTCTCATAGATCCGCTTTCGGTTATTCAAATATGGCTCTCTCAAAATGAATACGTAGTCCACATTCGTCCGCAGCACCGGAGGCACGCCCAAAGGGTATTGCATCGTAATCAGGAAAAACACCTTCACCCACCGTCCGTTCAAGAAAAGATATCGAATATTGAGGTCCCTCGTCCATGAGTCGTCATACAAGCAGTCATCCAGTATCAAAAAGGATCTCGGGTCTATGCGGGACTGACCGCCTGCCTGCTGCTCCTTCATGATTTTCGACATAATGAGTTTCTGTCTCGCGACGTAGTTCTGCACTATGACCGGCGAATAGGCTCCATGAATGAACAGCGGTGGCACCATCTTCTTATAGAAATCGTTCGACTCCTCCGTGCCACTGATAACTGTCCCCAGTGGCATCTGTTTGTGATGAAAGAGGACATCCCGGACGAGTGTGGATTTCCCAGTTCTTCTCCGGCCAATGAAAATGCAAACAGCGTCCTCCGGAATCTGGGCCATACTGAACTTCTTCAACTGCAGATTCATCGCTGCAGAGGCTGCCATATTTCTACGAATGAGCCAGGTTTCCTCTAATGGATCACTAGCGCGCCAGATATCCAATAGATCCTTCTTTCCTAAAGTAATGTCTTCCCCGTATCCCTCTTTGCAGTCTAGGCAACTCCCCTGCCCAGAGGTCTGGGATATAACACCCCCGCCCCAACTCAAAGGCGTTCTCGAGCCGCTATTTAAGCCATTGCAGACTACCTATCCCGGTATGATCCGTTTTGCCAAAACCAGTAAACAGTCTGCCTTCCTCCGCTTTGACCACACATGGCACCTTGAAGAATTCTTAGGCGCTGTTCCCTCGAAATCCGGACCGTTTTCTGGTAAAGTCCGCAAATATACTAGCCCCGGAGTCCCCACTGAGATGCTGATGGACATTTCCGGCTTCTGTAAAATAACACATCTTCTGGATGCTTACCGGATGATGCAGGGAAACTACCCTTTGGCACAGCATCCGGCTCTGCCGTCTCCTGGTAGAAAGTCCGCCAAAGTCTACGCCAAACTCCACGATCCCCATAACCAGGCATACGTCGACGCCGTTGCGTGCTATATGCTGAGCAAATTAAGAGAAGACGATAACTCACCACATTTCTCTCTCTTTTACGGCTCTTATCTTGCGATTGCGAAGGACTATTATTATAATATTACGGAGGAGTTCCATGATCTCCGGTTCGAGGGATGGTTTTGGCGAAAGCGGGCTCAGGAACAGTTTCGGTTAGTGGCATTCCGGGGAGAGGAGGTGGTTGATGAGATGGATAGTCTGATAGAGCCGCCGGAGGTTGTTTCCGATAATACTTCCCGAGCCAGTAGCCCATTTAGTAGTTCCAGGGGGAGCGACATCTCGGAACTCTATGCCGGAGATGGGGTCGCGTCGAATGAGATTGCCAGTATTCATTCGGCCTCGATTACTACGGTGTCCGAATCCGATTTGACATCCGAGTCTGGAGATGATTCTACGTATGAAGATACATCCGACACAGAATTGTCCAAGAATGACAAAGCAAAAATCTTTGCTGCACTCGCAGAGTTTCCGATAATGATGATCTTCCTGGAATCGAATCGTAATACCATGGACTCTCTTATGGAAAATCCGGAGGAAGTTGGTGCCGAGCCGGGAACTCCGGAATGGGAGGCTCGGTGGTCTGCATGGCTGTTCCAGGTGGCAGCGGCCCTCTGCCAAATTCAGAGCCTCTGGGCGATGACTCACAATGATCTTCACGGGAACAATATACTATGGTCTCCCACTGACAATGAGTTCTTCCTGTATCGGTCACAGGATGGCAAGATGTGGAAGGTGCCAACGTATGGCAAGGTCTTCCGGATTATTGATTTTGGTCGTGCGATCTATACTCACAATAATACACTCTGTATCAGCGATGACTATTTGCCGGATAATGAAGCCGGGTCGCAATATAACTTTGGGCCGATCTATGATCCGAAGAAGCCGAGATCATATCCTAATCCGTCATTCGACCTCTCACGTCTCTCGGTTAGCATCTTGGAGGCGCTCTTTGAGGAGATTCCCGAAGACAGGGAGGGTGGCGCCGTTCTGAGCGAGGAGATTGATCGGGTGCAGATGGAGACGGTATCTGATCTATATAATTTGATATGGGGGTGGCTGATTGATAGCGAGGGCAGGAATATATTGTGGGACGGGGATCAAAATGAGAGATATCCAGGATTCGACTTATATACAGTGATTGCTCAGAAGGTAAAGGGTGCTATACCTCGCGAGCAACTTGAGAAGATGCCATTTTCTGGATTCATTGTTCAACCGGACACCGTGTCGGAGAATGAGAAAGTGTATTCGCTGTTTTGCTGAGACGATAATACGGGTATATCTACCGCTAGGTGCCGAAGTTAAGAACTCTTAGATATTATTGATATTAGACCCTTGAACATTAGACCGCTGGGCATTTGTCCCGCTTGCGGGAGGCACTTTGCGGGGCGTTGCCCCGCAATTTGTGCCTTCAAATGACTCAGCGGCCGGCGGCCAACGGGCATTTAAAATGCCCGTTGGTCTAAGAACCCCTCGCTACGCTCGGTTGTTCCGAAATTGCCAAAGTTAAGAACTAACTTTCTTAACTTTAGCACTCCACGGTAGCCTAGAAATTCGGAGGTCCCACCTTGACACCTGGGTCTGCAGAGCCACCTGCAATATTCAGAGTATCAGCAATTGTCCCTACACTCGAACCTCTCAGTGAAACAATGGACGACTTTAGATCGTCGAATGTCTCAGGAATAAGAGGATAGATAAACCCTGTCGTTGCCGCACCGATGATGAAATCCCTACTCATATGTTTTACAGTGAGGACCTCTTTATTATAGAAAGCGGCTGCAGTGCTCAAGACTAATAGGATGAGTCCACCTATCGCTGCCCATAGGATAATTTCAGATATAGGCATAACTTCTGAGATTTCGGGGCAGAAAAAACGCGTATGGAAACCGCGGGGGCGACTTAGAGTGTCTCATAGTCATCGGAAGAAAGTGGGGCGGTGAGTTGCGGAATTTCGCTTGCGGCTGTAATATCCTCGAACTCGCCAAGGCTGAGATTCTCTGAATCCCCGAGAATTTTCAGATCATTATCACCCTCTTCAATCATTGGCCGGAGTTCAGCCTCACCCTCTTCGCTGAGAAGAGAATCGATGCCGGTGAATCCGACTGACTTCTCTGTATCAATTATAAGGGTGTTATTTTCTAGCGGCATTGGTGCCGCTGGTGCCGCTGGTGCCTCTGGTGCCTCTGGTGCCGCTGGTGCCTCTGGTGCCTCTGGTGCCGCTGGTGCCTCAGCCTCAAAAGGGGCACTTTTAATCTGAATGGAGTCATCGGCTTCTTCCTGGAGACTATCCCGGAGAATGGACTTCACCGGAAGAAGATTCCGAATCGCCTGGACAATTCCCTCCTCCAGAAAGCGATTCACCTCGGTCATATTCTTCTGGCGTTCCAGGGATGTCACAGAATCATTAAATAAATATACATTCGACCAAAGGATACGACTGCACTCTGAAAGAGTGCGATGCATGAAATGGTCCGGCTTGGGTACAGTTATCTGGATCGGGGCTGATCGCCGGGGTTTCGCATGGAGGCGAATTGCGGAAAGAATCTTTGTGTGGCCAATGAAGACTGCTGTAATCAGATCGTCGATATAGTCACAATGTATGTTCTGCAGAAGTGAAGCAGTCTCCCTCTGGACCTTGTCTAAATTCCACTCGGGAATCTGACTGAGGGACTCCTGGAACTCACCGAGGGCTGATTTGGCCTTAGAGACCACGGCTGGCGCGGTTTTCACTTCAGCGCAGCGATCCAGAAAGAAGCGAAGTAGAACGGGCTGGAAATTGAAAACCAACTGCTTCGTGTATTCTGATTTTGCCTCGCTGTATACGGCTGCAGACGCATCCGGAGTTTCC